ATGACTATTGAGAACGGTTGCACCAGTGGTCAACCAATCGTTGACAACTGCCCCCACCACCTACCCACAGGAACCCAAGATGCAAATTACCATTAACCTGGCAGATATCTTTTGCGATGGCGAAGAGCCTTGCGACCTGCAAGAGGCTATTAAGGGCGAGGTCGTTCGCAACATTACCGCCATGATGTCAAAAACAATTCATCAACAGATATCGCAAAATGTAACGCGAATCATGGATGAGGAGATCGCGTCAGCGGTAAAGGTACACATCCCTGCCATGATTGACGACATCTTAAATGTCCAATATACGCCAGTTGATACCTTTGGCAATCGCGGACAACAGACAACATTTCGCAATGAGTTTTTAAAAAAAATACATAGCGAGATGCAGTAAAAGCCGCAACAATACGAAAATAACGAAAATGTTTTCACAAAAGCTATTCGCAATATAACAAAAGAGCAACTGGCAATAGCAAAAACGGCATTTGACAAGCAAGTTAATGCAGAATTTATTGCACAGGTACATGCCTATGCGGTCGCTGCACTTGCTAAAAAACTTGGCTTGGACACTAAATCATGAATGATCTCACCACGTTCCACGCTCAACGATTGACGGGCCTTGGTGGGTCCGATATCGGCGCTATCCTCGGGCTCAATCCGTGGCGGTCACCATTCCAGGTTTATCTTGAAAAGGTGGGCGAGGCCGCGCCTTTCGAGGGAAACCTTCAGACGCGCTTTGGGACCTACGCCGAGGAGTTTGTGGCTCAGGAGTATTGCCATCAGACCGGGCAGCGAGTGCAGCGGTTTACGCCAATGCTGCGCCACCCCACGGCGCCACTGATCGGCCACGTTGACCGGCTGGTAATCCCCGATGGCGCCAAGCGGGCCAGCCATCGCCAAGAGATCAGGACCGACTTGGGCCTGGAAGCCAAGACGGCGAGTGCCTTCGCCACTGGGCGCGGCAGTGATTGGGGCGATTCGGGCACTGACCAGGTGCCCGAGGCTTATCTCACCCAGACGGCCTGCTACATGGCCCTGACCGGGTGCCCCAAGTGGGACATCGCTGTCTTATTTGGCAATCAAGAGTTTAGGGTCTACCACCTTAAGCGCGACCTGGAACTGGAGGCCATGATCTTGGACGAGGCCAGTCGCTTCTGGACCGATCACGTTCTGGCGCGTAACCCGCCCACCCCCAGCAGCGAGGCCGAGGCCCGCCAGCGGTGGCCACGCCATAGCGAGGGCCGCATCCTGGAGGCGGATATGGAAACCGCCGCGCTGCTTTGCCAGCTTTCGGACTGTAAGCGGCGCGGTAAGGAGGTTGCTGATGAGGAACAGTCCATCAAAGACCGCCTGATCCCGCTGATTGCCGATGCCGATACCGTGCGCCACGGCGAGATGAGCCTGGCCACTTACAGGGCGAATAAGGATAGCCAGAAAACCGATTGGAAAGCGGCGCTGATCAATGCCGCGGCCGATGCTCGTATCTGCGCCTATCCAGAAGTTATCCAGGCGATCAAGGAACACGAACAGTTGCACACCACCACCCAACCCGGCGCCCGCGTCCTGCGGCTTGCCAAAGACCTGGAGAGATTCCAATGACCACCCTAGCCACTCGCTACAACGCCCTGGCCACCGTGACCGACAAGCTGGCCGCGCGCTTTGACCTCGGCCACAACGGCGCCGAATTGATCGAGACCCTGAAAGCCACGGCATTCAAGGGCCAGGTCACGGATGCCCAGATGACCGCCCTGATGGTGGTTGCCAATCAATACGGCTTAAACCCGTGGACCAAGGAAATCTACGCCTTTCCTGATCGCCAGAATGGAATCGTCCCGGTTGTTGGTGTCGATGGTTGGGCAAGAATCATCAACGATCACCCGCAATTTGACGGAATGGATTTTGAGCAAGACGGCGAGTCTTGTACTTGCTCTATTTACCGCAAGGATCGCAGTCGCCCAACGCGCGTGACGGAGTTCCTGGCGGAGTGCAAGCGCGATACCGCGCCCTGGAAATCTCACCCCCGCCGGATGATGCGCCACAAGGCCATGATTCAAGCCGCACGGCTGGCCTTCGGGTATGGCGGCATCTTTGACCAGGATGAGGCCGAGCGCATTGTGGAGCGGAATATGGGGCCTGCCGCGGTGGTGGACATTACTCCCGTCGCCTCCCGCACCGAGGCCGTCAAGGCGAAGCTGGCTAGCCGTCAACCAGTCAAGGAGGCCGAACCTGGCCCGGATCTCGCTACCGTCCTGCGCATGATCGAGGAAGCCGTCTCCCGCGACGAACTCAAGGCCTCAGTGGAGGCGGCGAAGCTGCTCACCATCGCCGATCAGAAGATCGCCCGCGATGCCTACAAGGCCCGCGTGGCGGAGATCAAGGCGCAGCAGGAAGCCGATGCCGCGGCGATGGCGGAGCCGACGGGGCAGACGGTTGAACAGTGGCAGGCTGAGTTGGGAGGTGAGAATCATGGCTAGTTTTGCATCAGTGACACTCGTTGGACACCTCGGACGTGATGTGGATACCAAATTCCTGTCAGACGGAACCCTAGTGGCTAATTTCAGCATCGCCACTTCCCGCAGGCGCAAGGACGGCGAGGTTTCGACGTGGTGGAGATGCGTCTTGTTTGGCAAGCGCGGTGAGGCCCTGGCCCAGTATCTCCACAAAGGCGACCCCGTGCTGATTCAGGGCGAGCCTTATCTGCGCAGCTACACAGACAAGGAAGGCCGTGAGCGCCAATCGCTTGAATGCGATGTTAAGGAATGGGCCTTCGTGAGTAGCAAGGGCGACCGGCAGGAGGGTGGCGGTTATGCCTCTCCTGCACAGAGCAAGCCCAAGACTGACTCGCAAGCGCCGGCTGGCAATGATTTCGATGACGATATCCCATTTTAGCGGATAAACAACGATGAAATTAGAAATTGAGATCACCGAGGACGAGATCCGCAGCGCGATTGAGCGCAGGGTGAGAACGGCTATTGCCGACCAGACCAACACCTACGCCACGGATACCTACATCCGGGATACAGTGAAGGCGCATTGGAAGGCGGCGGTAGATAATCTTGTCGTCGAGGCGTTGAACGGCAGCCGGGTGCTGCGCGATAAGATCGCCTCTGAAATAGAACGCAAGCTTAGGCTACAGTTGGCTGCGGCAATTAAGAATGCAGGATAATAACCATGACTGACCATGACGATGAAATTGAGGAGATGCGTCGAGACGCCGAACGCTGGCGCAAACTCTGCTATTTGTTGGCAGCGGCCCATGCTGTTGCACTTGTGGCTGAGCAGGCTTTGGCATTGATCGACGGGAAGATCCAGGACGCACGTATTGTCAGCTGGGTGCGTGGCCAGCGATATCTTGATGCTCACCGTGACGATCTCGCGTTGCGTGATTGGGCAAGTCCTGCCGCCGATTATGACGGCATGTTACTAGAACGGCCGTACCGGACATGAACCGGGTGTTTTTCGAACCCGGCCTGAAGCGATACTTCCTCTTGCCGCAGCTCGTTCTTGAGACGTTGTATGCGCATGCGCAGCGCGGGCCCCGGCAGATCGAAGCGGGAGGCGAGCTATTCTCTCCAGATCCAGGCTACGCGGGAATCGTCGTGGCGGCTGCGACGGGCCCAAGCCGGAAGGACAAACGCTCGCGCTGGGCATTCGATCCCGATATCGAGGAGGCCGGAAGGAACAGGGAGCAGGCGTTCCAGAAGGGACTCCACGCCGTTGGGCTTTGGCATACGCATCCGGAGCCTCAACCCCACCCGTCGCTGCTGGACCGGAAGACGACTCTGCAATATTTGCGGGGGTTTGGGGGCGATCGCCAGCGCTATCTCTTAGTGACCATCGGCAATTCTGGTGATATCCCGAAAATTGTGGTGTTTGCAGCGGAGGGGGATTCTCAAAGTCAATGGGTGCAATGGACGGAAATGAATGCCTCCTCCAGACATTCTGACGGAAGAGAGCGTGCCCGAACTTAGCCCAGTAACGCCAGAGATAGCGATTACGGCCGGAAACTGTCATAGACCCGCACAAACGAGGATGCGTCACCGGTGAGAACCGTCTTCCTGGACCTTGAAACCACGGGGCTCAATCCCCGAGTCGACGAGATCGTCGAGATCGGCGTCCTGGACGAGGACGGCCAGGTCCTGCTCGATACGCTTGTCCGGCCCGTCCGACACCGCAGTTGGCCAGGCGCCCAGCGAGTCCACGGCATCGCGCCGGCGGACGTCCAGGAGGCGCCTACGCTCGACGAGCTTCGGCCGCGGATCATCGACGCGGTCAGTGATGCGCTGGTGGTGATCTACAACGCGCCTTTCGACGCCGGATTCCTGCGCTTCGAGTTGGAGGCCACCGCCGAGGTCTGCTGTGCCATGCGGGAATTCGCCGAGGTCTTCGGCGAGTGGAGCAACTGGCACGGCAGCTATCGTTGGCAGAAGCTGCATGTCGCCGCGGCTCATGTCGGCTTCGACTGGGATGGCGCCAGCCACCGGGCGATCAACGATTGCCAAGCCACGCGGGCGGTTTGGCGGTATCTGAGCGATCCGGCAGAGCGGGCCAAGCGCGACGCGCGAATGCGCTCTGCGACGACGGGTCCCTATGGTGGACCCACCCGCATTGGATAGGAGAGCAAGACACGTGGCGAAAGGCCAGCGACATACCTCAAGAGGAGACCCCCCATGCTTAAACCACTACTCGGCCCCTGTGACTCCTATCAACTTGAGCCCTTCGCCTACGAATGGGCCTGGACCATGGCGCGGGCACAAGAAAATAACAACTGGGCGCCCGAGGAGATTCAGGTCGGCCCCGACGTGGTGGACTACAAGAATCCCGCCCTCGACCCCAAGCACAAGCACCTGTTTGAGTCGGTCATGGCCCAACTCACGACGTTCGACATCCTCCGGGGTGACGAGATCGCCGAGTGCTTGCAGCCCATCTTTCAGCCGGCGGAGATCAAGCACTTCCTCAAGCGGATGGCCTGGGACGAATGCGTCATGGAAGGCACCGAAGTACTGACCTCGGAAGGGTGGGTGAAGGTAGAGCACCTAAAGCGCACCGATTACGTGGCTCAGTGGTCGCCAGATAATTCGCTGTCTTGGGTTAAGCCGATGGAGATTTCCGTAACGGTGAGGGACAGCCACTATGTTCTAGGAGGATCGAATTATCTGAAACAGCGGGTTACCGCTGGGCACCGAGTGCCGTACATCACTGACACCGGAAATCTGCTGATCACATCGGCAGCAGACTTAATGAGCAACGGACACGCTCGCCACCCACTGACAGGAGAGCTAGTTGGCGGGAGTAAAGAGTTTCTTACGGTTTATGAGAAGTTTCTGATAGCCTTACAAGCTGACGGAACAATACACAGGCCGGATGCGTACACCGGAGAGCGTTGTGGCACCCTTCCTGTATTGTTTACCCTGTCAAAAGATAGAAAACAAAAGAGGCTCGAAAACATACTCCAGCAATTGGGATGGAGCTGGACGTGCTATTTTTCTCCTGAGAAAGGCAACATAAAACAAAGGAAAACGTACCGTGTATCTGTACCTGTAGCCTACAGGATTACCAAACATTTCTCCGACTGGATTGAGCTAGGCAGCATATCGTTACCATGGGCGAAGGCTTTTATAGAGGAACTGTCTTACTGGGACGGCTACCGCGTTAAGACGCACGATCGTATTGAGTATTTCACGGCGGATCAGAGTAACGCCGATATGGTGCAAGCAGTGGCAACGCTGGCTGGCTTTAGAGCACACCTTGTCGTAAGACCAGATGACCGTAAAGAAACCTACAAAGACCAGCATCTTGTATATGTGAGCAGAGATAAGACTTACATAAAAGGATGCTCAATCACTAAAACCAAGGTGGATGAGCCCGCGGTCTTTTATGGAATCGAAGTGCCATCAACATTCCTGCTCATACGAGACGCGGGTAAAGTCTCGGTAACGGGTAATTGCATTCATACCCGGTCGTATAGGTATGTCATCGAGAACCTGGGCATCCCTTTGGAGATATACACGCGGTACGACACGGTGCCCGAGTTCAAGGCGCGCGTGGATATGTGTGATGAGATCAGCCGACCGCTGTTCGACATCTTGAGTCAGGTGTACGCCGTAGATTGCGACCTATCGCTGCACAAGCTCCCCTTGCACCATAAACAATCCATCCTACGCTCCATGATCTTCTACTTCTTGGTCTTCGAGGGCACCTGGTTCTGGATCTCCCTGCTGGGTCCTATCCAACAGTTGTCCCGGCTGGGCTACTTCAAGGGCGCTGCCGAGCAGTTCAGCTACATTGCGCGAGATGAACAACAGCATGTGGGTTTCGGCATTCAGCTCATCCGTGAGTTCATGGCCCAGCACCCGGAGTGTCTGACCAAGGAGTTCCTAGAGCAAATCTACTCGGATGTGGCCCAGGCCATGGATCTGGAAGACGACTATATCCAGCACTGTCTCAAGGACGGACCCATCTTGGGCTACTCCGTACCCGACCACATGGCCACTGCCCGATATTTCGCCAATCTGCGCCTCGGATCGGTCGGCCTAGCCGCGCCCTTCCCCGAGGCCTACCACGCTTTCCCCTGGATGAGCGAGGCGATGGAACTCAGGAAGGAGAAGAACTTTTTCGAGACGCGCGTCACGGAATACCAAGCCAGCGGCGCCCTCTCGTTTGACGACTGCTGTCCCAACCACGATCAACCCGGCTGGAGTGACCCGCTGGCGTGACGCGGCGATTATTCCAACTGACTGAGATTGAGCCATTGAAAACCTACCAAATTACCGTCTCCGAAACCCAGGCCAAGGCTATTGAAACAGCCTGCGATCTCCTGGCTCGCATCATGATCGGCCAGAGTGCCGAGATCGTCCGCCATCTGCCCCTGGACAAGCACCACCAGATCAACACCTGGGATCTCGGGCGCGCCATTGAGGCGATAACCAAACCCCCGTGCAACCTGGAAATGAACGCCTCCTACGGTGTCGGCTGGTCGGAGAAATCGGACATACTTATCGACTTGGTGGAAGTGATTCGCCACAAGCGCGCCTGGGACCATGCCCGCGCGGAAAACCTCCTCACGCCATCGGGAGGACGGGATCACGCCACAATGGGCGGAGTCTGCTACGACGCCCCGATGCAATGGGCCAGGAATTGTCCGCTGGCCAAGATGGATGCGGTTGAATCTTAACAGCGATCACTCCAGGGCCGCGATTCTGGCCTCCAGGGCCAGTCTGGCGGCGCGCTCTTCCTGCACCGCCTTAATCAGGGGGGCGATGAACTCTGAGAGCCGTAGGGCATGAATGTCGGATTCCTCGTCGTAAATGTAACCGGCGAAATCCTGCGTTCCCAGTAGGGCCTTAACATCTTGGGCAATTAGACTGTAGTGCCGCCTAATACCCGGCCCCATGACGGGCACGTCATCCAGCGTCTCCGGGTCTCGGTCGATGCGGACGACTTTCTCTTGCCAGCGATAACTGACCGGGCGCAGGGCGGCGATGAAGTCTAATCCCAGGTCGCAGTCCGTGATATCAGCCTTGCGCCGAGCGTCGGAGGTGTTGATGCTGGTGTCGGTAGCCCAGACGCCGGTATAAACATAGCTGGCATTGCCGAGGGCGTAGGTGTTTGTGCTCAGGGGGCGGACGTTCTTGCTGGCGAGTTCGCCATCCAGGAATTGGGCCTGGGTGGTGCCGCCGGTGGTGATGTTGAGGATATTCTCGGTGGTGCGGCTGATGCCGGTGTCTGCGTCCGCCGTGAAACGGAAATTACTGGCGGTACAGCCGCCGGTGGCGCAATAAATACTGTCCCCGATGATGGGTGCGAAGGCCCCGCTCGTGACGCTGTAGACCTTCAGTTCACCGCCATAAATAGTGGTGTCGCTATTGTTGAACTGGATGCCACGCTGATTGCCCGAGCACCAAATGGATGCCGTACTGGGGAGGAGGATGGCGCCGGCGTCGGAGCAGGTCAGGGTAGTGCAACTGATATTCGAGGCGGTGAGCGGGGAAAATCCGATCCCAGGGGCATAGACCTTGAAATGCAGGCAGTAGGCCGTAGTCGCGGCAGTCTCCATAATAATGCCGCGCGTCCCGCCGTCGCACAGGATGGACGCCTGGGGCGGCATATACAGATTGGCGGCGCTAAAATTCTGATAGACGTAGCCGGCCAAATTGGCGGCGCCGAAGGCGCTGGCACTGGCGGGGATCTTGCGCAGGTAGTTCTCGCCGCTCTTCTGGATCACCAGCCAATCCGCGCTGGTGCCGACGGTGGCGGTGCTGACAAACTCGCTGGGCAGGGTGGCGGTGAGGGTGATGATGCTCATTCCACCAGGCCCTCGACATCCAGGGCCAGGGTCTCGTAACTGGCGGCGCTAATAACCGTCCTCAAGTTGGTATAAAAGCCAAACACCCGGAGCCGGTCATAGTCCGACCCGTCGTTGTTAAAATCGAGCATCAGCGGGCGGCCCGTGTGGTCTTGCAGGATGTATTGCGCCACGTCGCCCGCTACCGAGGCGGGGTCCATGTAGCAGGTCGCCCGCAGCACCTTGGCGCTCCCGCGGCGCATAAAGGCGACCGTGCCATAGGTCTGATCGCGTTCCCGGCGAGAAAAATCCAGGATCGAAGTCTCGACCCCCCACTCGGTGTCAGCCAGTTCGTAGCCATAGCCCACGCCCGCCACCGCGCACTGAGCGGGGGCGTTGCTATTGGCCTGGGTCAGGGTGACAGCGACCGTGACGGTGTAGCCGGTGGGCACGGTGGTAAAGGGCAGTATAGCGGAGCGGCGGTTGACACCGTAGTTGGGCAGGGCCAGGCTGGCGGTGGCGGGCTGGGTAATGGTGGTGCCCCAGGCAGCGCCGGTGGCGGTGTTGGTGGCGGTGATAACGGCGCTTGCGGTCGCCACATTGGAGAGGCCCGACAGGAAGACATGGGAGCCGGGTTCGGCGGTCAGTTGCGCCGCGAAGGAGAAGGTGGTGCTGGCTAATAACTGGTCGCTGGTGCCATAGCCCTGCAAATAGGAATCTGTCAGGCTGTCATAGGGCGCCCAGGCGTTGGCGGCCCCCGCATCCACCCAGCGCGAGGCGATGGTGGCATCCGACGACAGGATGGCCTCCGAGGGGCGCACGGTATTATCCCCCGCGCTGATGGCCAGTGGCGCCAGATAGTCGCGGTGGGTGGCGACATCGTAATAGGGCGCCCAGGCCGGCACCGCGGCCCCCGAGGTCCAGGCCGGATAGTTGGAGTGGCGCACGTTGGTGGTGTAGGTGTAACCGCCCGTGGTGGCTGACAACCCCCCTTTTTGCCAATACCAGGTATTGCTAGGGGTTACAGTGCTGGAGGAGGTATGCGCCCGGATACAGGTGTAATCGTAGTAAGTTGATCCCGAGGGCGCGTAGCGCCGGATCGCATATTTGGCATAGGCCGTCCCCGCGGCCCAGGCGGATTGCAGATAGGTGGGCCCGGACCCGGTAAAGGCCAGGGAGGCCGCGGCGGGGGAGATCAGCATCATGTTAGGCCACCTTCAGAATCGTTACGGCCTCGCCAGTGCCATCATCCCGCCAGGGCGGCGAGCCATCCAAATCCCAGCGGAGCAGGCGATCATCCAGGGACTTCAGCGAGCTGGTTTGCGCTACCCCATGGGCGGCCATCTCCTGGCGCAACAGGATCACCTGATCGCGGAGTGAGGTGATAACCGCCGTCTGTTCGGCAGCAGCGTCCTGGCCCGCGGCGGGGTCGTAAGTGGGGTCACCCAGCGCGGGGGCGGCATCGCGGGTAATGATGAACTTGAGCAGGCTTTCCGAGAGCGCCTGGAGCGCCTGGTCAATGGCGATGGTCTCCTGGTGGATGCCCAGGGTAATCTCCATCGCCTCCTTGGCATCGACCAGAATTTGGTCGAGCCGCTTTAGCTCGGACTCGCGCCAGTCATTGGCCTGTTCCAACTGGTCATCCAATGCCTTGAGTTGTTGCTGATAGAGACGATCTTCCTGGGCCAGTTGCTCATCCAATAACCGAGTCTGATTATCCAGTGCGTCTAACTGCTTCTCGGCGTCGGTCTTCTGCGCCAGTCCCAGCTTTTCCAATTGCAGGAGATTGGCATAATCCGCTTGCTGAGCGGCCCGATAGGCCAGCTCGTTGACATAGTTGCCGCGGTCATCATTGCCAATGGCGCCCAGTGCCCGCTGTAGGGCATCCTGCTCAGGCAATGCGCCAGTGCCGGCCCAGGTCGCCAACTGGCCTCTGGCGGTCGCTAGGGCCATGCCGGGGTCTTGCGCGCGACCTCGCAGGGTGTCCAGCCCCGATTGGATGCTGTCCACGATCCCGGAGACGCGCGAGAGCGCCTCTTGCGCAGCCTGCATCTGGGATTGAATGGCCTCGCGTTCGGCATTGATCGCCTCGCGGCGGGCGGTGTGCGCCTCATCCAATGCCTCGCGTTCCGCCTGGATGGCGTCCACCCGTGCCTGATAGGTCTCCTGGATGCGGTCCCGCTCGGCATTGACTGCCCGCTCCAGGGCGGCATAGGCGTCGTCCATGGCGCGGCGGGCATCTTCGTAGGCATAAATCTTGTTGAGGATGGCGCGGTTGGTGTCATCCAGGGCGTCGGCCAGTTCGCGCTCGCGCTGCAAGCGGCGCACCAGTGCGTCATCCCCTTGGGCCTCCGCCAGCCGCAGCATCAGGTCGGCATGTTGTTCGGCAGCCGCCACCAGGGCGTCAAACACTTCCTCATAGGTCTTGAAAAACTCACGCAGGGCGTCCCCCGCTTCTCCGCCCGCATCGTCCATCTCCGCCAGCAGGCGCATGAACTCGGCAATGCCGGTGGCGTCGCGCAGGTTGCCCAGATAGCCCGCATCACGGAGGGCCTGGTCAGCCTGATCGACGCGCTCTTGCGAGAGGTAATTGGTGGGGTCCAGTTGCTCGGCGAGATCGCGCAGGGCGTTGCGCTGGTCAGCGAAGGCGTCGGTAGCGTCATCAATGGTGTCGTCCAGCTTAGCGAGGGCGTCATCTAGGCTGATAAAGGCCCCGACCAGCTTCATGGCCTCGACGTAAGAGGCGCGCCCGGCCTCCGTGGTGAGGTCGAGACTCTCGATGTAGGCCCGGAACTCCTCGCTGGTGTCGATCCCGGTGAGTCCCTGGTCTTGGTTCCAGCGATCAATGGCCTTAAGGCTGTCCTCCTTTTGCTTAAGGGCGCGCTCTTCCTCGGTGAAAAAATGCTGGTAATAGGCGGCCTGCAGTTGGGCCAGCCCCTGCATCCCGATCTTAGCCTCATCAGCGGCCTTAGCCAGGTCGTTGGCCAGGGTGACGAAGGCCATGCCGGTGGCGTCGGTGGTGGTGCCGGTGAGATAGAGGGCGGCGTCCAGGCCGGCGAGATTGAGGGCCATGCGCGCCATGGCCTCGGCGGTGGTCTCGCCGGATTCCTTCATGGCGTTGGCGTAGTCCACCAGTTTGAGGGCGTTGCCCAGGGTGTCCTTTTCACTCAGATCCAGGCGGTCGCCTATCTCCTGCCCCTGGAAGGCCTCGGCCATGCCCACCGCCGCTTTAGCCGCCAGCATACCGCGCTCGATCTGGTCTGCCATCTCTTCCAGGGTGCCGGAGAGGCTACCGACCACGGAAGACATAACGATGGCCACCTCGTCGCCCGTCGCGGCAGCGTGCTTGATGATATCGGCGAAGGCTATGCCGAACGCCTGCTCGGCATTCATGGCGTAGTTCATGAGGCCGTTCTTGCCCCAATTCTCATCGCTGGCTTTCTTAAGACTGGCCTCGACCTGGGCGGCAACGTCTTTTCCGTAGAAGTTGGCGAGGGCCTGTGAGACGGCGGCGAAGCCTTCGAATGTCTTGCGCATCTCCTCCGCGTCCACGTTGGCGGTGCCCATGTCGTTCATGCCGAAAATCAGCCCGAAACCGCCCTTGGCGCCCACCTCATCCTCGAATTGGTCGGTGCGGCCGTTGGTGGTGGCAGCATAGGCGCCGTATCTCGGCTCCTGGTCTTTGAAATACTTACTGAGGATGAAACCGCCGGCGGCGACCAGGGGGAGCGCGTAGGCTGCTATCACGCCAGCGCCCGCTGCTGCGCCTATGGAAGAGCCGCTTGTTACCGATCCCCAGGCAGTGCCCAGCGTGGAAAACATGTTTGTCGAAAACATGCCCATAATGCCTTCAGAGAGGCCGCTGATAAAGGTACTGCCAAGGCTGTAAATCGACGAGAACAGCGAGCCGATATTGCTGAAACTGCTCAAGCCAGAAGCGGCTTGGCCCGCCGTCCCCGCCGCCCCCGCCGTGCCCGTGGCGCCCGTCATGGCGGTGGTAATGGCCACCACCAGCGGCTTAGTGATGAGGGCATGGGCCACTTCCGCCAGCCAGGAGGTGATGGCTTTTTTCAGGCTGTCGAGGGTGGACTTGGCGCCCGAAAACAGGTCTTCCCAGAGATTGGCGAAGGTATCGTCAATGCGCTTGACGGCGTTTTTCCAGACTTCGGCCCAGGCGTCCGCGGTTTCGCTAGCCTTGTTTTTTGAATTCTCAAGGTCTTGTTGCAGCCCTTGCAGGATGATGGCCTGCTCCTCTTGGGACAGTCCCGCCGCGTCGGAGGCGAGGGCCAGGGCTTGCTGCGCCTGGGCATACTCCTCGGCGGCGGCGCGGGCCGGCAGATAACGCTGGATGAGGCCCTGTACGGCGGCATTGGCCTGGTTGAGACTGTCGGTTATGACCTTGCCGGTATTCTGCCCGAGGTCCTCCATGGTGCCAGTGGCATCGGCGACGATCTTGACGGCGGCGTCGGCATAGGCGCGGGTCTTTTCGCCCCAGGCTTTCTCGTTGGGACCGCCGTGGTAGTAGGCGAACTGCTCCCAGAGAGTCTTGCCCTTGGCGGCGGCTTCAGCCAGGTACTTGCCGGCAGCGTCGGCCTGGCCGTTGAAGGTGGCCATATTGGCGCCCAAGCCTTTGGCGGTACTTTCTGCCATCTGGAATTGGCCGACAATTTTCGTCATGTGGCCTTCGCCGGCAGCCAGGTCTTTGACCCAGCGCACCGAGTCGGTGCCGGCCCCCTTGCCGCGGCTAGACTCCAGTTTCCAGACGGCATCCAATTGGCCAGCCATGAGTCCGTATTTCTTTTCCACGTCGGCGACGACCTGCGCCTCGGCGGATAGGGCCTGGGCGCGGGAGCGGGAGGACTCTGTGGCCTTGTCCTGGGCAGCGGCGAATGCCTCTAGCTTGGCCTGGCCCTCCGCATGGGTCAGGGTGCCCAGCTTAACCGCCTCTGCTACGGCGGCCTCCATTTTGGCGTATTCGGCCTTCTTGATGATGGACTTGTCGTACTTGCCGTTGAGGTCATCGATGGCCTTGCCGTTGGCATTGATGGCGGCCTGGTGCTCGCGGTAGAGGCGGATGGCGTCGTCGCCCATGCTTGACGCATTGCGTGAGGCTAATGCCTCGGCTTCGGTGCGGGCGGCCTTCACATCGGCGCGGGTGGCTTTCACCTTAGCGTCAATTTCGTTGATACGGGAAATCAAGGCCTCGCCTTCAGCGCGGCGGGCGGCGCTGTTGTCCAGGTCGTTAGCGTCGGCATAGGCCTGGGCGTCCTTCATTTTGACGACGTATTCATCCACCAGCTTGGCGCGCAAGGCCCAATCGCTGGCGATGGCATCACGCTCGCCATAGGCGAAGCCCTTGCCCTCCTGCCAATTGCTGATGACGTTCAAGGCCTCGGCGAAGGCATTGGCCTTGCCAGTGGCCCAGAGCAGCATATTCGCTAGGCGGCCGGTGGCGCCAGATGCGTTGTCCGCGCTGACCAGAAGCCGATCCAGGGCGTTGTTGAGGATATTCCAGGACGCCTCTAGTCCTCCGATGGCCCTGCCATCGTTATAGAGGGTGTTGAGCTTTTGGGAGAGGGCGGGCAATAGGTCCGTGGCCAGCACCTCGCCCTTGGTGAGCATGGCATCCAGTTCATCCGTCGTCACCCCGATGGCCTCGGCGGCCAACTTGAAAGCCCCCGGCAAGCGTTCGCCCAACTGGCCGCGCAACTCCTCGGCGCTGACCTTGCCCTTGGAGATCATCTGTTCGAGCGCGGTCAAGGCCCCCTGAGTATCCGCGCTGGACTTGCCCAGCTTGCCCATGGCCAGACTTACGGACTCGAAGATCTGACGGGTCTGCTCGCCTTCCAGACTGGTGCCCTTGGTCGCGGCGGTGAGGCTGACATAGGCCGAACCAGTGGCGGTCAGGCTGAGCCCCAACTTATCAGCGGTCTTGCTGATGTAGTCCATCTCCGCCGCGCCCGCGGTGGCCGATCCCGCCACGGCCGTCAGGCCCTTTTGCAGCCGCTGGCTCTCGATGTTGGCCTGGACGAATGACTGAGCCAGTGCCCCTACCGACAGGGCTGCCCCCGCCGTCAGGGCCAGTCCTTTCAGGGATGACGACAAGGCATTGATGCCACCGCTGGTCGCCTGAGCCTGCTTGCCCGTGGCATCCAGTGCCCCCTTAACTTTGTTGATGCCTACAACTGCCGCCGTGCCATCGGCCTTAATCTCCAATTTGACCGTAAGGGGCCCACTAGCCATGACTGATTCTCTCCCGGGTGTTGGGATAGGGTTGGACCGATGCCTTGGGGTCTTTAGCCCGCTTCCGGCTCATGATGGCCAGGAACTCGCGTTCCATGAGTTGCACGTCGTCAAACAGCCGCGGGGGATCGCCGCGTAACCGCATGGCGGCGGCGACCCCGGCATAGTCGAGCCTGGTGTGGGCGCCGTCCATGCCGCGGTGCCATTGGGTTTCGACGGCCAGGAAGAGATCGACGCTGGCGACGTTCTCCGGCCACAGTTCCACCGCCTCGCAGGCGCCGCACCAGGTGTTTTCGCCGCGCCCTTCCATGCAGACGCGGCAAGTACTAAGACCCTGGCCAGGGGTGGCGTCATGGCGCCACCGCAGCCAGGAAATCAGTTTTTTTGGCGACCATTGTCATCCAGGGAGGCCAAGGCCTCGCGCACCGCCTTGACGATCCAGGAGCCGAGATTGAGCACTTGGCGCAGGGCGTCGGGCGAGTAGGGGACGGGGTTGCCATTCGCATCGCCGATATCGCCAAAGTCGGTAACGCGGGCGACGATGGCGTCCAGATCCTTGGCAATGGCTTCGGGGGTGATGCTGTCCGCCACGGCCACGAAACGGCGCAGCATGGCATCGGCCCCTTCAATCGCGCCACTGGCGGCTTCTTCCTGGAGGCGTGAGATGTGTTCGGCCAGGGCTTCGTGCTTGCGCTGGGCGTTCTCGGTGTGGGTGATGAGGCGCACGCGCAGCTTGATGCGCTGCTCGCCATCAGGATCGGGGAGTTTCACGGTGAGCCAGGACTGGCGGTCAGTTTGGATTTTGAACATGGGTCAGTTACTCGGGTTGGTCAGTTGGGAAAGTGTCGCTTTCGGAGGACTCATCCTGGGGGACCAGGACGTAATTCTTGCTCGACAAATAAAAGCCAAATTTGCCGAGCCCTTCGGAAATCTCGTGCGTTGACACGATGCGCACCGTTGGCCAGCGTTCCGGCGTGATGTTGATCGTGATTTCTGATACATCGTTACGATCGCCCATCCCGATGGCGTCGAGGATGGCCTGTTGCAGTTCGTAAAGATCGTTAGTTTTAATTGTGGAATCCATGGTCAGTGGTTGGTCAGTGTCTCGGGTGGTAAGTGGTAAGTGGTAAGTGGTCAGTGTAGGCGCCCGGCCCGGTCTCGCAACCGGGTAACGGGCTACCCCGCGACTGACCAGCGCGGGGATGCGGTTTAGCTGATGGTGGTGGCGGCCTGGGCGTTCTTGAGCACGACAACCAGGCCCTTATCGGTGGCCCCGGACTTGTAGCCCGTGAACTCAAACGTCACCTCGACACCGCCGGGGCTGCTGATGGCCGGGCTGGCCAGGGCCAGGCGGGCGTGGTCGAGCTTGATGGACAGGCTTTCGTTGCCGGCGCTGCCCAGGCCGTCGCCGCGACTCATGAGGATTTCCAGGGTGGTATCGGTGCCAGCCATGGCCGCGTCGATCAGGGTAAAGGCCTCAAACAGGGCGGTGATGGAGCCCGTAACCTCGGCAAAGCCCTCGGGGATATCCTTGCGTACCCCGCCACCGCCGATGCAATAGCGGTCGCCGTCCAGGGTGTTGTCGATTGCGATGCTGGCGGTCTTGACGCAGGTGGTGCTTGCCCCTCCGACCAGCACGGTGCAATCACTGGAGGCAAAGCCAGTATGGCCAGCATCCTGCTGGCTGGCATCCAGGGGGGCGGAGGCAATGGCGTAATTGGCCCCTTGCAGGGACATATTCAGGGTGCAGGGTCCCTCGGTGGGCACGTCAAAGGTGGCCTGGCCGATGCGACAGCCGAGGAAGTGTTCGACCTTGCTGGTCAGCCCAGCCGGGACCCAGTTCTTCTCCACAATGAGGCCGACCGGCAGGGTGCCGGGGCGAAAGGTGTGGACGTAAGGCGCGGCGCCGGTGGTGACGGGGACGCCGATGGCATGGCGCAAGTAGAAGCCGACCTGCTCGGGGCTGACCTCGATATTGAGGCTGCCGGACACGTCTAGGTTTCCAATCAGCGGCAGAGAGCGCGAGCGGTCGCCGCTGATAGTGTTGGGCTGGAGCAGATTGCGCGAAGCGACCAGGCCGCACTCGGTGAAATAGGCTTTGCGACCGGAGGTGACGCCGGAGGTGGACTTGTAGGTCACTTCGTCGTAAACGCCGACGACGACGGCGGAACCAGTAACGGACATGGCTTAATCCTCGATGGGGGTAGATGGGGCGGAAGTCGCCGGGATCGGTGCGGCGGGGACGAAGCCGCGCGGTGCGAGGCGGGCGGCGGTAGCGGCGTCCACGGCATAGACTTCGCCCACCCGGTAGGGGCCGAAGGCCAGGCAGTCGGTGCGATGGTTGATGATGTGGACCAGGGCGGGGGGCTTGGACATGGCGGCCTCAGGAGGTAAATGGCGTAGCGGTAACGCGGGTGGTGCAGGCGAAATCGGCGGCATACCACCAGAGGCCGGCCTGCTCGGCCAGCAGGCGATCACTGACGGCGGTGACCGGCTGGCAATCGGTTGGCCGCCAGCCCAGCAGGGCGGCGCGCAGGCGGTCCATGAGGGCGACGGCGCCATCCGTGCCCCACAGGTGCCGGCTGACCAGGGAGACGCTCAGCGTGATGATGCGGTCCTGACAGACGGACTGGGCGTGGAGAGTCGTGGCAGAGAAACGCGAGCCGGGATAGGCCAGCAGCAGGGCGCCTACGGGGTGATTGAGCCGGTAGTCCTCGGGCCGGGAGGGGAAGAGTTCCACGGCTAAGTCGGGGAAGGCGGCCTGCAGGCGGGCCTGGGCGGCGTCGATAAAGTCCTGTGTGGCGATGGCCATCAATAGCTCGCCAGCTTGTCTGCGGTGAAGAGTCTGGCGGGAGCCGTGACGAGCAGTCTGGCGCCCTCGGTAGCGGCCTCGGTGCCGGCGGGGGGATCCAGGCTCATCTTGCCATCGCGCACCGCATCCAGGGCCTTGAGAGCATCGCGATAGGCATCCACCACTGCCGGTGGCAGGTCTTGGCCCTCGGGGCGGCGGCTATAAAGCCAATGGCGGGCCAGGGCCAGCGACCAATCGGTCAGCTCGCGCGGCACGCTGGCCAGGGGCAGGGGGTAGCGCTGGCGCAGCCGGGCATCCACTTGGGCATCGGCATAGGCGCGGGCCTCGGCGACCACCTGCCAATCCGGGGCGGCGGCATAGGGATCATCCGCCGAGAGTTGGATCAGGATACGCTCGGCAATGATGGCCAGTAGGTCGCTGTCTTGGGTGTAGCTCATCGCGTAATCCCCGTTTTGTACACCGAAGTCTGCGTCCAATTATGGACGCCTTCTTTGGCCATGATCCGCTGTTGCTCAGGCGTGTACTCAGCGATCTGAATGGGAATACCGCGATCCGCATAGCCCTGACAGTGGGCCAGTTCATGCTTGAGCGACAGCCAGTTCAGCCCCGGCAAATACTCCACATCGCAACTGGCCATGCCGCCCAGGGGTTTCTCCTCCAGCCAGGTGTAGCCGTAGAGGCCCGCTGCCAGCCACAACGGGTTGAGCGGCTTAATCCTGAGTGTCCCGGCCTGGCGCATCGGCACCAGCTTGGCGTCCGGCTGGCCCTCCATAAAAGGATAGCGTGCCTCGTCCGGGCCTTGAGGCAACTGATCCATCAAGGCCACCACACAATCGACGCTGGCACACTGCGCCGTCTGAGCGTCAATGGCTGAGGTATCGCGCACGATGGGCGCCGTGCAGGCGGCCAGGGCTAAGAGCGGGAGGAGGCTAAGTAGATTCAAGGCCCGCGCACTCATCAGCGCCGAAGAGCATGGCGGCGCGCAATGTTTCCACCGTCGCCGGGTCCAGCCTTTCGACGCCTTTCTCATCAGCGAGCGCACCGATAACCGCCTGCCACGTGTCAGGATCACGCTCGCGCACGATGGGCTCGAAGTGGCTCATCAACGGAATCTCGGCATAGACATAGCCGCCGCGCGTCTGGTCGGCGGCGAAGGTCAGGGCACCGCCAGTGTCCGTGTCGATGATTGCCGCTAGGCGGTTGGCATTGGCCAGCATGGATTCTGGCCAGGCGACGGGGATACGATCAGTCCAAGTGCTCATAGGATTTCCTTAAAGGTTATGTCATCGAACTCTGCAACACCTGTCGATTCGGTATTGCCAAGCAATACACCAATGCCTGAACCAAATGCGGAATCATGGACAGCGGCAAAGTTTACCGATATAAAGCTGGTAGTGTTGTTTATAAAATAGGGAGATTTGCTTTGATTTAAACTGTTAGTAACCCTTAATATGGCGTTGGCGCCAGATACCAGTTTAAGTCTTCCAGCTCCATAGAATTGCCTGTTGGTTGCGGCTGCGATAATAGGTACTTGTACCAATGCGCCAAAAGCGTCTACACCGTTACTGGTAATTCTGACCACGCCATTTGTGACAGTAGTAGTGGGCGCCGTATAGGGGCTGCGCGCCACCCATCCCGTGGTATCAGTATCAAACGTCCCATTGGTGACGAGGTTACTGCCCAACACCGGCACGCCCCGCGACATATACCGTGTCAGCAGGGCATTTTCCGAGGCCGTCAGGGCGCGATTAAAGATCGCCACATCGCCGTTAAAGCCGAAGGCTGGGGCGATGTTGTAGGTGGAACTGATCGTTACGTTCTCGGTAAAGGCCACGCCTTCCGCGCCTGCTTGGGCCACGGTACAGGCCGACCCAAGATTGCCCAGGGTGGCTGTCAGGGCGGAGGTGGCGGTATTACTGTCGAGCCAGTAGACGTTGCTGACTGGGGTCTTGCGCAAATAGGGCTTGACCGCCGTGGTCGCCTGGAGAGCCGCTGGCCCGACACTGGTCCAACAGCCGACTACCCCGTTCAAAGTCGCGGGCGTCGTTGCCCCAGAGTCCTCGAACAGATAGGCAGGATCGGCGGACCAGTAGCCGACGAGGCCGGGAATCCGCTGGATGGCTTGTAGGTCAATCAGGGCCTGCTGGCGGCTTAGGACCATCTCATAACGCAGCACGGGCGCCAGGAGCGGATGCGCCGGGCTCGCACCTAGCACCTCACCGCCATGCGGGAATCTACGCATAGAGGCGGGCTCGGCCAGTGATTGTCACCGTCTTAGCCGAGGTGACCGTGACCAGGGACTTGGCCTGGAGCTTTTCACCCGCGCCAATCCACAAGTCGTAGATGCCATCAGGCGCGATCACCCCAACCGAACTCAAGGCATTGACGCGAGCGGCAGCGCCATCGGTGCCGGAAAGGGTGACAACCCGCACGGTGGCCACCGGGTAGTTGGTGCCAGAAGCCAACATCGAGAACTGGATATTGACGGTCGAGGTGTCGTCAGACGTGATACCCAGCCCCTCGATGCGCACGGCCTTGGTGCCGGCGGAATTGTCATAGACATCCTTCCAGGCAGTAGTGTCGGCGGGCAGGATTTGAGCGTGGACGGTGGCAACGCCGGAGGAGAAGGTGGCGGAAGTGGCCATTTATAAGGCTCCCAGATAGAGGGCGGAAATGAGGCTGACCTGAGCGGCTTGCCCGGTGGCCAGGGCGGCCTGATCGGTGGCAGTATCCACAGCGTCATCCAGGGTGGCCTTGGAGATATTGACCGCCTGGAGGAGATCAGTGGTGGCGCTGGTCAGGGCGGCGACTTCGGATTCGAGGCTCATGGTGGGCGCCTATGCGAAAGCGTGATGGGAAACAACAATAGCTTGTGTAGCAATTAAGTCAGACGCGATTGCTGTTAAAGATTCTTGGACACCCGTATAAATCGCGGCGCTAGAGGCGGCGTCCTGGGCATATTTGAGGGCGCCATAACCCTGCCCCGTGACCACCTCTGATGTGGTCTGCGTGGCCCAGGCTTGGGCCAGGGTGGCACTATCGGCAGCATTGCCGGCTTGCGTCGTGGCGATGCCAGCCTGAGTCGTTGCGGTCCCGGCTTGGCTGGTGGCGATCACCGCCTGATCGGTCGCTATGCCGGCTTGCTCGCTGGCATCCTGAGCACTGCCTGCCGCGAGGCCAGCCTGATCGGTTGCCGTTTGCGCGGCCCCGGTGGCGATGCCGGCTTGGGAGGTGGCGGTCTGCGCCTGGGAGGTGGCGGTCTGGGCGGCAATCGCGGCGTTATTGGCCTCCACTTGGGCCGTGCCCGCATCCGTAGCTGCAGCCTGAGCACTGCCGGCGGCCAGCCCCGCCTGGGTGGTGGCGATGCCGGCCTGGGCGGTGGTCTCGTCCACTGCATCCACGATGCCCAGGATGGATTCCTGGGTCTCGATCAGCAGGGCGGAGGTAGCGATCAGTGATTCAACCGCGCGATCCGCGTCGGCCAGGGCGGCAGCCGCAGCGTCGGTGGCGGTGGTGGCGCTGGATTCTGCGGAGGCGGCAGCCTCCAGTACGTCCGCGACGATATCCGCCGGCAGGGAACCGGGCGGGATTTCGGTAGCGCCCACCATATCCCGCAGACTGAGCGGGACGCCTGACTCGGGCACCTGGATCAAAAACACTTCGCGCCGATGCGGGGTGCGGATCTCGATCCGATACCAGGTCTCAGCGGCGGCGGGTAACGCGAGATCACTCTGCGCGGCCAGGTCCAGCGTCAAGCCGGTGGCGGGCAGGGCGATATCTTGATATTCGGTGGCCAGGTCCGTGGCCAGGAAGGCGATCCGTCCTTGGTCGTCAGCCCCGACCAGGCGCACCGAGACGGTCGCCGGGAGATGGCCCCCGGCGCCGTCCATGACGGCGGGGATGACGATCTGTGTCATGGATTAGGCGCCCGGAGCCGGAGGGCGCTTGGGGCGGATGGCCCGTGGTGGGGCGGTCGCCACCCCATCGTCCGGGCCATCCACCGCGGGGGGTGCGGGCGGCAGCGCGGCAACGACCCCGCCGGCAACCAGGGCCGTGGCGGTCGCGCTGACCAGTTCCACCACGCCATCCGGGGCATAGTCCACCCCGTCATGGCGCAGGGGCTCCAGCACCCGGTAGCTCGCCATCATCAGGCTACCGCCGCAGAGATCAGATAGCCCGCTTCGGCGCCGGCGATGACCGGGGACACCTCATCGGTCACCGGATAGATCCAGCTCTTGGCGTTGCGGTCCTGATAGGGCTGTTCGACGATGGGATAGCCGCCCAGGCGGTAGGTATAGCCATAGGATGGCCGGCCCAGGTCGGCGATGGTGCCGGGTGCCGTATAGGCGACGATCACGAATTTGCCCCACACGTCCGAGAAGACGCCCGCATCGGTGGCCTGAATGGCATCACCAACCAGCACCTGGCTGACCCCGAACAGGCTGGCCAGCAGGGCCTCGGTCGGCACGTCCCGCCCGGTGTACTTGATGCGGTCGATGATCTTGGGATGCTGACGCAGGGACGCGGCGACGGCGGCCCCCATGACCACGACGTTGGGGCGCTGACCCACCGAGGCGCGGATGGCCTCCTTGGCGGCCTCGATGTCCTTGATGGGGTCCGATGCGCCGGTGGTCAGATCCGACCACTGGCTGGTCCCCGAGAGGGTGGTCTTGTTGCTGGACGCATAGCTCCCGGCCGTGGTGGCCAGGGTGGCCTGAGCCCGTTCCAGGCGCAGGGCGATGATGTCCTGCACAGTGCGGATGGCGCCGCTGGCCAGGTTGATGCCCGGCACGGCCTGGGCCTCCTCCTGGAGCTCGAAGGGCACCAAGCCCTCCAGGGAGTGGTCTTCCAGGGCGTAGGACCCGGAGGAGTAACCAATCTGGATGCGCTTGGTATTGGTGCCAGGGGCGCGGCCCGTGGCATAGGCCATGAAGCTCTCCTTGCCAAAGCTGATGATCTTTCCCCCGCGCTGTTGGACAGGCACGGCCGGGAAGAGGGCGCCGCCGACCATGGCGGAATTCTGATAGCCGCGCGCGACATTGGTCAGGATCGGATCGATGACGCGGGCGGTGGCGGTGGTCATTTGGGTCATGGGGTTAGCTCCGCGTTAGACCGAGGACAGCGAGACGCTGGTATTGAGAATGACTTGCCACTCGGTGGCGGACTTGTAGCCGAGGATGAGCTCGTCGGCGGCCGCGTTGAAGGTGGCGGTGTTGTTACTGCCGTCGAAGGTGACTCCGGCGGCAGTAGTGACCACGACCGCGCCCGAGCTGATGGTGGCGACCTTGACCTGGGCACGGCAGCCGGGGCTGGGGGCGGCCAGGGTGAGGGCCAGGCCGGTGCCGCCGGTGACCAGCGAGATGCCGGAGATGGGCACGGCGGTGGCCGTGCTGATGATCCCGACATCGTTGCTGACCAGGACGTTGCCGAACTTGGTGCCCAGCGAGGTCGAGGGCAGGACTTCTAGCAGGGAGCCGGCGCCCCCAGCGGCGGTGAGGGCAATGCCCAGGACCACGCCGCCGGCGGCGGTAATGGCCCGCCCCGAGGAATCGGACTGGATCTCTGCTCCGGCCGAGACCGCGGCCCCCGCCTCCATCGTCCAGGTGCCAAGCACATCGACCGAGCAAAGAGCACCAATTGCAGCGGCGCTGCGGGCCACGCCGAGCGCGGCCTCACCGGAGCCGGTCTGGGACCCCGCGGCGGTGACAAAGCGATTAGCTACCAGGGTGCCAGTGGCGGTGACCGGCAGCGTGAGAAGATTAACGGACTGGGCAGACATGATTAGGCTCCGCTGACGGCCGCAACGGCGGCCTGATAGGACTGATCGGGATGGGTTTCCAGCCAGGCCATGGCCTTGCCATGAATGGCCAGGTTGGCGCTGTCCACTGTGTAACCGGATGGGGCGCTGAAGTTGACGGCGCCCTGGGCACCCCGGGCGCGGGCCTGGGTGGCCACTTCGCTGAGTTCCACCAGGGGTGGCAGGCCGGACAAAAAGGTTTTCAGCCAGGTGGCGCCGGGTGCGGGGGTATCGTCGCCGGCTTCGGCAAAGCAGACAGCCGGCTCAGACTGTTCCAGGCGCAGCACGATCTCGGCCAGTGCGGGCACATCAGCCGGCCGCAGCCGTGCTTCAGTGGCCAGGCCATCGCAAAAGGCCACGACCGCGGCGCGGCGCAGACTGGCGACCTGGGCGGCGGCCTCGGCTTCGCGTTGGGCAACAGCGGCCTCGCGGGTAGCGAGATCCGCTCGCAGGGTGGCCAGCGCAGCTTCCCGCGCGGCCAGGTCAACGACTTCGGGAAGTTCTGGGGGCATGGCAGTACTCGTTGGGGTGGAAAACAGAATGGTGGTGCCGTCATCGGCGGCGAGATCGGCGCCCATGAGTCCCGGAATCGCCGGTGGCGTGGCACCGAGCACGCCAAGATGGCGCACATAGGGGCGGCCTGGCGTGGGCGAGCCGGGGTGATCGGCGGGCCAGAAGCTCAAGCTACGCTGGGGATAGCGGCCCGAGTTGACGGCCTCGGCGAAGGCAGGATCGACGTTGATCGGCGCACCAAACAGTCCTTCCGGGGTGGCCTCCAGCGTCTCCAGCCAGCCGAAGGCGGGGCTATTGGTTTTGGGATGGCCGATGACCAGCGGCGCCTTGTACAGCGCTGGGTCATAGGACGCGGCCAACTGCGCCAGAAGCTCGGGCGTTAGGCTCACGTCCTGGCCGTGCATATCGGTGAAAGTCCCGATACGGGCGAGATGCAGGGGGGATTTACTCATGCCGCCAGTGTCGCGCGCGGGGAGGATGGCGGGAATTAACGGGCGTTAGTTATGTGATAGCGGGGAGGATGGGGCGAAAAAAGATGAAAAAAACTTCGGTTCCGCCCTAGACAGGATTGAATTATGGTGTATAATTAAATCATACCACCTAGCAACCACAACCAAGAGAAAGACGATGAAAGAACTTAACGCAGAACAAGTCTCCGCCATGAAGGCGGCACAAGACGCGGCGGCCAAGTCCTTCTGGGCATACCCAGGGACGAGGTGGCAAATGCAGTTCCAGGCCGACTGGCTGCAAAGAACAATTGGGACAAGTCAAGCCATTGGCCCTGATGGGCTGGCTTGGGGCGAGTAATTACCACCCGCCCCATGGACGGGGCCAACCGGAGAGAGACGATGAACATCACCATCAACACGCAGATTCTGAGCGGCAACCTTGGCGACGGTTGGACTGACAACAACGCCGCGGCCGAGGCATTGGCGAATTACAGTCGATCAATTTGGACCGATGAACTCGCCGAGTTGATCGACGAGGGCCACACGATCGAGATCGAGATCGAGGCCCTGCCTAACACCAGCGGCGCTGGGCGCGACCTGGCCATTGACGCGGAGACGTTCGGGATGGTGGAGCGCGTCGAGGGGCTGCTGACGGATGAGGGCACCCTTTGGGAGCGGTTCTGCGACTCCGCTGCCGCTGCCGACCTTTGGCGTGAATAAGCGCGAACGCTGGCCGCACCCAGACGCGGTGCGGTCATGGCAGGACCAAATACGGAATCTGCTTGCGGATCTGGGCATGACCCAGGGCGAGCTTGCCGACAACGCCCGGGTCAGCCGTTCCTTGGTGGAGCAGTGGCTGGCCGACCCCGATCGGACCTGGCACCGTACCCCGGATTTCCTGCAAAAACTCGGGGCCATCGTTTACCTCAAGGCCTGCCGGAACAACCGCCTTCAATACGCCAAACGTACCCGCATGAAACAGGATGACTCAAATGACTAACCCCCGCGGCGGCGCCCGCCCCGGAGCAGGGCGCAAGCCCGGCCCTGACCCCAATGCCGCGCACCGGGTGCGGCGGATGATTATGCTGTCCGATGAGGAGTTGGATAAGGCCAGGACGCTGGGGGATGGCAATATCAGCGCGGGGGTCAGGCTGGCCCTAACCCTGGCCAATCGCCGCCCGCAAGGCCCGGGTTAGGATGTCCATCACTTCATCGTGAGCGGCGGGGGTTAGGTCGCCAGAGGCGGTCATGGGGATGTAAGGGCGAGCGGGGATGTCTCCCCAAGGGATAGGCGCGCCGCGCCAGGTGGTACCGCTGGCGCCCTTGCGCTGGCCAAACTGCTGAACCGCGGCATAGATTTTAGAGGCTCCTACCCAGGCGGAGTTGCGGTCTCCTCCATGGTTGATACTGGCGGCCAACTGCCTGTCTACCTGGAGGATGGGATGGGCACTGCCCCGCTTTTTGACCGTGGACGGCGCCAACTGCGGCCAGCCCGGCCCTTCCGCCTGAAACGCATCCTCCGTCAGATTGCCAAGGGCGGCGCCGATATCTTCCATGATGGGCGTCAGGTCGGAGATGTGGCGAATCAGTTGGGCCAGGCTGGCCTGTACCTGCCGGCCGTCAATGGTGATGGTGATGGGGGCGGTCATGGGGCTTACCAGTACATCCGCTTAAATTCGGCTTCGTTCATCGGCTGATTGTAGCCATCGGCGTCTGACAAAACACTGTCCAGGTGCGCGGAGATCAGTTGCGACTGAGCGAGCTGCTGATTCCGATCATCAGGGACGCCAATCCGCTCCCAGTCTATCCCGTTCAGTAGTTCTATTTTCCGTTCCGCCCCCTTGATGCTGCGCTCTGCTCTGGCGCGGACACGCTCAGGCGTCGCCGGATCAGTCAGCCGGGCTAGGTCTTTTTCCAATTGCACTGTTGCGGTATTGAGGTCGATCAGGGTGTATTTGTTCATTGTCACCGCCACCGCTTGCTTTGTGTAATTTAATGATAGCATAGAATCATTGGAAAGCAAGCTATTTTGCACCGCCATCCTAACCCCGTCCCCGAGGTCGGTCGCCTTGGCCATCAGCCTATCCACCAGCGCCCTCTCGGCGCCGTCTGATCCAGGGATATTATCCCATCCCGGATCGGCCCACAGAATATCCCGCTCGCCGGGACGGGTCTTGCTGGGGACGGACACGCCGCGCTGAATCCATCGCTGGGGGGGAGCGCCTGTCAGGGGGTTGACCGGCATCTTGCCAGGTGGCTCGCGCTCAAGGATCTGGATATCTTCAGCGGGTTTTAGGCCGCGCTTTTCCATGTCCCGGTCTGACAAATACCTTGCTCGGCACCTACAATTATACCCGTTGGGTGGACTGATTGCGGCCCAAGCCGGGCTATCAATCCTAAATATCTTCCCATGCAAGGCGGCATGAGCGGGCCGCGAACGATGGTCCCGGACGGCGAGATACTGCGCCCATGGCCGCCGGTCCTTCTGCTCCATGGCCTGCTGGTGGCGCCCCGCCATATAGGCGGTTTGCAGGTTGGTGCGGTAGATGGTTTGGAGTCTCCTGAGACTGCCATCCTTGCCGCCCCACCAGCCTTTGGCCTTGAGTACGTCCACCAGTTGCTTGTCAAACCACTTTTCGGTCAGGCCCTCGTCAAGCGCCTGCTGCACCGCAGACCGGATATCCTGGAGCACATCCATCTTGGCCAGGTTGGCGACGGTGAAGAGGTGGCTATGCTGCGGGCCATCCATCTCCCAGTAAGGCCCTGATAGCTTGAACCCCTTGGCGGCAAGGTAGTCCGCCGCGCGGTCGGGACGCAGTCTGAAGAGGGCGGCGAGGTCGGTGAGGTTGGGCATGTTAGGCCCCGCCTTCCGCCGCTACCTCGATCCGCCCAATCGCGTCCGCCGCCGCAATGCCGCGGGTCAGCAATTCTTGCATCAACGAATCGTCCAGCGTCCCGTACCAATCATCCATGCGCCCCATAATCTCATCGGGGGTCAGCCCTTCCGAGAAGGCGGAGTAGATGGGCTCTAACAGGCGCTCCATGGCGGCTTGTTGGGCGAGCGTATCTTCCCTGGCCATCTCTGCATCGACCAGGGCTTGGGCGTCTCTCGCGGGCGCTGGTGAGGCCATAGCCGGTGGTGGCGCGTCGTCCTCTTCATCGGCTACGTCATCCTCAGCCACTGACTCGCCATTTTGGGCCGGAACCGCCGGCTGGGTAGCAAGTGGCTCAGGCGTCTCCGCCTCGGGCGCCAGGTCGTCATCGTCCAGGTCGTAGGTCTCCAGCCAGTAATCCCGCGAGAACCTCACCCCGCAATCGGTCAGGATTTTGTCCCGCGTCGGACGCTGGGTATCGATCTCCTCCTGCTCACGCAGACACCAGACAGGGGCCTTTTGGCCTCCCCAGTTGATGGCCACTGTCCAGCGGAGGAGCTGATTGACGACCGCCTCGATCATCCGGGCATCGCCGTCGCGGATGTCATTGGCCACCTCTAGGCTGGCGGTGGCGCTGGCGTTGGTGCTGTTGGTTTCGATGCCCTGGTTTGATCCCAGCAAGGCGATGGAGATTTCGCCGCGCCAGTACATCAGGAATCTCTCATGGGCATCCGTGGAACCGCCCTTGCTGCCGCTGGCCAGAATCTCGACTGAACCATCATCGGGGACAACGGCCACGGAATCCTGGAGCATGGCCTCCAGTTGTAGGGCCATGTCGTTGTAGGCGGCCTCGGTCTCGGCCTGGGTGCCCAGCGAGCGGGGTTGCTTGCCGATGAGGAAGTCGCCGCCGTGGCGCTCTAGCCACTGCACCCAGAACTTGGCGGCCCGCCGGAACTGGTGGGGCCAGTAGACCATGGCCATGTCCGGGACCCCGTAGGGGTTGGCGTAAGTCGCATCCTGGCGGGCGAGCAGGAATTTCCGGGGCGGGAGGAGTTCGCCATCAATGCCCCCGTCGCGAGCCTTGAAGCGCAGGCGATTCTCGCTGTCGAAGTGGAACCACTCCGGGGGTTTCGACTGCACCGCCGTCGGCACGATTAAGGCCCCGGACCTTGCCCAAGTCACTTCTAGGGGTTGATAGCCGTAGAGCGCCCCATCCAAGGCATCGCTAATCAGCCCCATCAAGCCGGGCCTGGCGCCGGGTTCATCCGGGTCCTGGGTGGCCGCCAGTTCCTCCAGGATGCTCAGGCAGGCCTTGTGGACGCGGGCGGGTGCCTTGCCGCGTTCTAGCTCCCATTCCAGGCCCTTGACCGCGGCCTTCCGCCTCCGAATGCACCCGCCGACATGGGCGTCCGCGCGCATGTCGCGGTAAACGGCGATGTCCTGGCCCTGAGCCTTGAGGATCGGATCGGGATTGGGCAGCCAGCCATACAAGCCCGAGTAGTCCAGGGACCGGGCGCGGGTGGCGATGGGCTTGGAGAGGCTGGGCATATCAGCGGTATCCGTGGGTATAGGTAGACGCCTGGCGGGCGCCGGCGGAAACAAGGGTTACGGGGCCGGGGTGTTGCGCCACCTCAGCGAAGGCATCGGCGGCGGCGTCCACGAAATCATCATGACTGGCGGCGTCCGGAAAGGCCTCCAACTCACTCAGGAAGGCCTCGTTCCAGGGGCCTTTGACCAGATCCACATTCCCCGCCTGCCACTGGGCGGCGAAGGGGCTGGCGCGGGTGATCTTGTCGCGACTGGGGCGGCGGGTGGCGATGGTGTAGCCAGCCAGCATGGCCACATAGCCGGCGGCCTGGTCCTTGCCCGCCTGGCCTGGATCTTGGGGGATGGCGATGCGCACCCCATGCCCATCCTGGCTGGCGGTGTTGGTGATCGCCTCGCGCACCTTGTGTGGACCGGCGCGCAAGGTGAGGGCATGCAGGACGACAAAGCGTCCGGCCCGGGTGCGGGCCAGCAGGACCGCCGTCGTCGCATCGGGGCTGGGGGCGGCCTCGGTGGGCGGGGTGGCGGCTAGATCCCAGGCGCGGCAGGTCGCGGTCAGGTCGGCGGGCGGGGCGTCCACGATGTTGACGGCATGGCGCGGGAAGTAGAGCCCCGCGGCGGGCTTGATGCGCCAGTTACCCATCAGTAGGCGCTCACGCTCCACCCGGCTGAGGGCCTTGAGGTTGGCCAGATAGCCGGGGTCCGCCTGCAACAGGGCGGGGTTGTCGGTGACTAGGGCGGGAATGAAGGTCACCGACTTGGCATCCTCGGGCGCGATGCCATGCGCCGCCACCAGGTCGGCAGGGCTGTCCGCCCACTGGATCTGGTCGGCGATGCGGCAGAACCAACGCAGTTTTCCCGCCCGGCTGGGGATCGGGAAGCCATCGGCGTCGATCCACCAGGCGATAAAGTCCGCCACCCAGCTATCGGCGTCGGGGTTGCAGGTAGCGCGGACATAGGGCCGCACCCCGCAGGTGGAACGGTTGCGGGAAAGGAGATAGAAAAACTGGCTGCGCTCGAAATGAGTTAACTCATCGAAGGCAAGCAGGGCGATCTGTGCCCCTTGCCACCCCAGCACATCGCTTTCCTGATTGAGATGGGCGAAGGTGATCTTCGATCCCGAGGGAAAGGAAAAGCACAGATTGGGCGACTTGATGGGCCTGGCCCCAATGAGGGGATAGATGGCCATGGCGTTATCCCATAGCCCACCCTCGTTGGTGATCTGGACTGACTGGCGCCGAAAGATGACGGCACCGAAGCCCTTGACGCCACTATGCCGGGAGCCTTCCATCAAGAGTGCCCAAGTTTTGCCCCCTCCAGCCCCGCCGCCATAGATGACGATATCGGCTGGCGATTTCAGGAAGTTTTCCTGGGGTCCCGGTTGCGGGCGAATTTCAGCGGCCATTGTCTGGCAAGTAGACAATAACCGCATCAGCGGCGGATGGCGGGGAGCGATCCTGGTAGAGCCCAACATGCTTGGCCAATTGCTCCAGGGCGGCTACCTTGTTGTGCAGCTTGACCTTGACCCCGGTATTGGTTTCTGCGATCTCGGCAATGGCGGCCGCGGCCTCTGGGGTGATCTCGCCATCCGGGCGTACCTGCACACTAGCGGGTCCCCAGGTCATCACGTCGCGCAAGCTGGAGAATGCCACCCGCGCGATTTCCTGAACGACGCGATCAGCCGTGACCCCGGTACGAGCCGAGCGTTCGCGTTGGGCAGCCTCAATCGCCTCGCGAATGTCAGGTTTTGTCAGGTTTTCAAAGCCGATAGACCGAGCGTTATCCGCGCGATATCCAGCCCGAATCGCCGCCTGTGCTGCGTTCAGGTCGAATAAATACTCCTCAACAAAGCGCGCCTGTTTCGGCGTCAGCCTAGGCATAACTCACTCATGCCCCCCCATGCGGCGGATGCAATGCGTCAATGCGCGCGTGCAGGTCGGCGTCCCCCTGAATACGCTCGGCCCTTTCGACCTCGCCATTGTCCCAGGTGTAGCGTTTCCCCTGCCTGGCGAAAAACTGGAGGTTAATCACCGAGGCAGCCAGGATGGCGTTGCACACCAGCAGGGCGCCTACCGAGAGTCGAGAAACAATCATTTGCTGTGCTCCTTGATGAAAATATCCACGGCATTCCAGGCCATGACGATGCCGGCGATGGTCCCCGAGATCGTCAGCACGAAGCGCCGTGAGGTGCCGATCCAGCGCTTGCTGTCCACCAGGTCGCGGATGTCCTCTTTCGCCGCGTAAAACCAAGAGGAGTTGGCCTCATCCTCCTCGGCCCAGGCGGTCAACTTAGCCAGTTCGCGGCGCACCGCTGCCAACTCCGTGCCGAGGTTGGCCAGGCGAATCTCCAGGCCGTGGATATAGGCCACCACGTCGTCATGATGGCAATAGATCGGCTTCGGTGGCGGCTCACCCTCGCCGCTAACCACCCCCATGGATGGCCACCAGCACGCCAACCAGCGAGATGCCGATGAACAGGCCCGACAGGAACTCGGCAACGTAGGCGCGTAACATGGCTAGGCTCTCGCTTTCGGGAAGGACCCGGTTTTGTTGAAGAACCCCGCCAGCGCACTGATGGTTTTCTGGATCACGGGCCAATAAACGTCAAGCTTGTCATTTGTTGCGACAAGGATCTCGCGAATCGCCTCACTCTTCTGTTCGCCCTTACCAGATGCAGGAACAGCCTCTTCGAGCGCCTGCATCGCCGTGATGATAGCTGGGACCAGATTCAGGACCATTAGGGTAGTGGATAACCAACCCATGATTATTCTCCTTTGCAATAAGCCAAGTGAAAGCCCATCAAGGACCAGAGTTTATCGACAGCGTGCTGCCGAGCGATCTTCTTACCCAACTCGGCGTCGAAGTTCTCCAGGGAGATGCACGCCGATTCACCCGTAACGATGTAGCCGTTTTCCATCGTCAGGAAACACATCGTTAACGGTGTACCAAACGGCTGGTAATAGTGCTCGTCACGAATCGCCGCGTTGATAGAGTCCAATGTAACGCGCTTAGCGGTCAGGCCTTTTGCCTGGATTTCGTTTTCGATATCTTGGTCGGTCATTTCAAAACTTCCTGGCACTTGATGCCGTAGAGATAGTTACTAGTATCCAAAAGGCCCCGTTGGCTTATTGGCTTGGCTGTCGGCTCGCACTTGACGGGGGCGCGAATTAAGCCGCACGCCTGGCAACAGAGCCCCGCGATCAATAGGGGCAGCACGCCGAGCATTAGCCCAGAGCGCCAGGACGCTGGTAATGAGGGTCGTCGCGGCAATGAGCGTCTCCGTCAATTGAGTGCCGTCAATCGTTACGCCCGCCAGGCTGGCAAGAGAGACAACAATAGTGGACAAAATGGCGATAGCCGTTTTTGAGGTCCACCAGGGGATCGGTGCGGGCGGGACTTGTGTCGGGACTTCGGGGTCGCGGTCCAGGTAGTCGGCATAGGCATCGCGGGTCTTTTGGCCGTAACGTCCGTCAACCACCAGGTTTGCGCCCTGTCGGTTCAGGGACTCCTGAATGGCGATAATCTCAGCGCGGGTCATGGCTCCACCACCTCCGTGGTCGTCGTAATCAGCACCAGGCGAAACGCCTGGGTCGTATACTGTTCGCGGGTGTGGGCGATACGCACACGGGCGTCGTCCGCACTGTAGATCGGCGCCGATATCCCTACCCAGCGGCCATCGGACAGTCGATGCTCGATCAGGTAGTAGGTCTCGGTCATGCCCAACAACTCCACAGTCCCGCGCCGACGACGCACACGGCCATGCCGATGAGGGAGACAACGAAGCCGAACATGTCGGAATCAAAATCATCCATCCTGCACCTCACTCAAAAACAACGCGCGCTCAGCGGCGCGACGGGTGACTAAGCCACCGAGTACCCGGCCCTTGGCCTTAATCCAGCGCATAAACTCATTGGACGCGCCGGCATAGTCGCCCGCGTTGAGTTTCTGTAGCAGGGTGGACTTGCGAAATGCACCGCCGCCGATGTTAAAAACCAGGCTGACGAGGGCATCGAATTGGGATTGCGATAGTGGCACCGTGACGCGGTTGTTGACTGTCGCCTCGGCGTCGTCAACGTCGTGATAGAGACGCAGCACGGCTTGATCGCGGGTGATGGTCATGCCACGCCTAACACCACCCGTTGAGCCATAGCCGATCGTCCAGATGCCCACTGGGTCACGGTAAGCCGTCAGGCGCAGGCCCTCGTGGGCTTGGATTAGGGCAATACCGGCGGGAGAGATGCTCATAGTCATAGCCTAGCCTGCCTCACGCGCGGGAGCGAGCGAATTAACTTCGGTTAGTGTTTTTGGAAAGAAATCAGCCAATCCTGGTAAGTCGGGTTGATGCTGGGCGATATTCGCCGCGCGCTGTGCTTTGACGATGCGATAGACGTGCATCTCGGTAATGGCATACTGGCGCGCCAAGGCCTTGATGCCATGGGGACCGTTCACGGTGCCATCAAACGCCCGCCATAGGGCAAGATTACGGCGCATCTGGCGCAGCACGTCATTTTTCGGGATGTAGAAGTTGCCGCCGCCCAGTACCGCCGTCATGCGGTCCACGACCAGGCAGGCCAGGGCATCGGCCTCGGTTTGAGCAATGCCCGCATCGGTCAGGGCCCAGATAGCGGACTGGAGCATATCCGCCAAGGTGCCCTCGTAGTGGCGTGGAGGTGACTGGGGCGCGGGGTTGGTCATGGGGCCCCTACTGGCTGGTGGTAACTACAGGGGGTGTCAAAACACAACCAGTGGGCTCGCCATGTTAGCGCCTTGACGGAGTAGCCTGGGTCATCGCGCTCGGTCCACAGCCGGCACGTCTCCCGGACGGTACACCGCCAGTCGTAACAGGATCGCCGCTTCTCCAGGGCCTCGGTGCAGCCCAGATACTCCGCCGGATCGGGATAGTCCGCTGATTTGCCATGGGTGGCGTTGTGCGAATCAAACATAGGCGTTGGTACTCCCAAAGTCTGCGGATGGGCTACGGGCGTCCTAGTGGCTCTCATGGGCATCTTCCGGGATGCCGATCAGGCTGATGCGGCGCTCGGAGAATAATTCACGGCTGATGGCCAGCGAGGACCGCCAGCGGTCCATCAGTTCCGCATCGGCGCCTAGGGGGATGACCACCCGCGCGATCCCCGCCTGGACGATGGCAGCGGCGCAGGCGTGGCAGGGCGGGAAAGGCCAGACGTAGAGGCTGGCCCCCTTGGCGCGGCGGGCGCCGATGCGCAGCAGGGCGTTGTGCTCGGCGTGGAGGGTGAGGGCCAGCCGGGTGTCGCGATCCGTCAGGCGCGCGTCGGTGTCGGCGATGCCGGCGGGGAAGCCGTTGTAGCCCTGGCTAAGTTGCTCCTTGCCGCGAGCGATCACGCAGCCGACCTGAGTCGAGGGGTCATTGCTCCAGCCGGCGTAGTGGCGGGCCAGTCCCAGCCAGCGGCGGTCCCATTTAGTTTGGTCGATGGGGGCTGTCAAGCGGGCATCTCCAGGAATGGGGTTAGATCGTCCAGGGAGCGCGCCAGCACGGCCACACCCCCATGGGTAGCCACCAAGGCCAGGAAAGCCGCCTGGGCCTCGGTAGCGCGGCCAGATGGGCTTTTAACCTCGATGGCCAGCAGGCGTCCGTCAGTCATCTGCCCGAGGATATCCGGGCATCCGGGGAAACCGAATCTCAGGAATCGGTCCCGGCCATTGGCGGCCGGAATCTTGATCGCGCCGGTGTTCATCCTCTCGGCCCAGGCCACGCGGGGAGACACGGCCAAATAGCGCAGGATGGCGGTCTGCACTTGGTGCTCTGTCGGCTGGAGCGTTTTCAGCCTGAAGGCTTTAGCCACCTTTAGCCTCCGCACAGGCCACGCGCGGCCTCTGGTGGAATCCGATACGACTTGCGCTGAGCATCGCTCATATCCACCAGTTCCGACAGTGGCTCCGCCAACCTGGGACGGCGCAGCTTACGCAGGGCTTTCGCCTCAATCTGCCTCACCCGCTCCTGTTGGACGCCAAGTTGCTCCCCGATAGCCGCCAGCGTCATATCCTCGTAAAACCGCAGACGCAGCACCTTGGCCTCTCGGCTGGTCAGGCACCCCAGGGCCTCGTCCACCAGCTTCGTCGTCTCCGCCTCCTCCATCTCGGAAAAATCTGGCAGATAGGATTGCTCGGAGGATGGCAACAGGGCGCACACCTGGCCGTAATCCATCTCCATTTCCGAAAAGTTTTTAACAAGTGGATATAGCTGCTCGTTACTCCACAGGTCCTCTGGCAATTTGCCCAGCACATCACACAGCAGCGATGCGTTCAGCGTAAGCGTGCCGTCCACCTTGTTGAGGGGGGAGCTGGTCAAGTTGATGAGTTCATTCACCGAGACATAATTCAGCCCGTTTGCTGCACACCATTTGCCGCCTGGTGTTCCTCCAACTGCCTCGATGGCCTTGAGGATGCGGTTATTCCTCACCTTGACGGTAAGGCGATAGTCCTTGTGATTAGCCACCCTTGGCCTCCTCCCGCTCCAGGCACTTGGCCAGGTAGTGTTGCGCCTTGCGCAAGTCGATAGCGCGGGGCACTCCGGGCTTGCGGCGCAGCAGGTACTTCAAAACTGAGCCCTCGAAAAAATCAAGGTCCCAGGCTTCGATAATTTGCCATGGCTGCATCGCCCTCCCGAGGTAGTGATCGCCATCCACTTGGCGCTCCATCAGCCCCAACCGGTCCAGGTGATCAGGGTCGGGCTGGCTTGGGGTGTAGGGTATCGGCATGGTCATCTCCTGGTCATTATCCACGCGGAAAAGATCGAAACGGCGGCGGCGATAAACGCTAATCCGGCAATCTCCAGACGCGCGCGCGTTTTTCCCTCCACGATCCCGCGCAGTCGCGCTTTTTGGATCGGATCATTTTCAATATCGATCCTGAACTGGTCAGACAGTCTCTCAAAGTCAGGCATTTTCAGACTCCACAACCATGTATAAATCATCATCTGCGCCCGGCTCCCGCTCGAAGCCGCGGCACTGGGGCTGTCTCATCAGCAAGCCTTTCGCGCAATCCTCGCCACCCTCGCGGCGTAGCCAGTGGGCGCAGTGGCGGCAGAGGGATGGGGTGAAGGTGGGCATCAGTATTCCGCTGCTCCATTCTGTGATTCACTCCATTCGTCATTGGTTTTCTCTCTGGTTTCATCATCTACCTGGTCATCAGGCACGACTCTTTTGAAAGAGCTTAGGCAATCAGCGATCATCAGTTTAATTCTTGCCTGCTGTTCAGGATCTACGACTTTTGGTTTTTGAAGTTCCAGCAACTCCGGGTTTGGCCTATATGGCGGGTGATAAGCATCTCGGGCAAGCTTAACAAACCCACGTGGACCCAATGGCCACGCAGCTTGACCGACATCCATGGCGTCTAGCCCTGCACGAATTTGGGCGCCACTTAATCCAGCCAGCTTTTTCCCCCATTCCAATTTTGCATCAGCCAAGCTTTCTGGTGTTGGGAATTGCGATGACCATCTGGCCCCGAATTCTATTTGCATAGCCCTAAAGAACCTCTCCAACAACAACTCGCTCAGTCTGTCTTCGCGGTTGTTGTCCGTAGAGCTCTTCAATGCTGAGTCGGTTGAGGCGGTCAAATCGTTCTGCAGATGTTTCACGACGGTTTCCATGTTGCTCTCCTGAAGCGATGGATTTTGGAGATGATCGTTGATTGCGTACCCAGTTGCGCCATGTCGCCAGCCAGTCTGACTTGCAGCCCTTTTGACCTGGGATGGCGACCCAGTAATCACGGAAGGTTTGCCAGGTGGTATCGGCGTTGAGATCAGGCCGTTCCTTGATGGCCCACGCCTTCCAGTCATCTGGCAAGGCCAAAAGTTGTAGGCGCGCACCGCGCGCAGCTTTGGCCGTTTTCGCCTCTACATTTACAGATACCTTGGTGGTAGATATCTCTTGTTCCTGTTCCTGTTCCTGTTCCTTCGCGTAGGTAACAGAATGTAACGCGTTACATTGCGTTTCTTCCGTGCTACCAGTTTTCGCAACAGCCTGATTTTTTTGGCGATGCTCTTTGACGCGATTGGCGGTAGATCGTCGGCGCCCCAGCATCTCTAGCACCTGAGCGGTGATGAACGGGTGGTAAAGGCGGCCATCGGCATGGCGTACCCAGCCCCGCATAAACTGCTCACGGTGGCCGATGAAAAACTCCAGCTTGCAACCCAACGACCGTGCGATGTACTCGTCATCGGCCTCCCAGGTGCCAGCCGGCACGTTTTGCCATGACTTGAGCCACAGCATGAGCAGCCAGGGACGGACCTCGTTGTCGGCATAGATCCAGGTGCGACTTTGGGAGATGCGATCCCAGTCCACCTCCTGCTTGAAACCGTTGGCCTTGGTGGCCTCTGGGTAGGGGGGCTCTGGCAACTCGTTGCTCACCAGTGATAACCTCTGGGCAGTGGCGGTATGGGGGAAACTCATAACCAGGCCCCTTCAGACGCTCACGCGAAAACCGCCAGACAGGCAGCGGGAAGCAATGGGAGGGATGGGCTTGCGGATGCGTGAAGAATCACGCAGAATTGCGGGTAGGACATGACACCTCTCCTGAAGGCCGATTGTCAAGTCGGTGCCCGGATCTGAGAAATCCGGGCATCGGCGTTTACGAATTATGATGCCCGTCCCATGGTTTTGCAACCGCGGATGATGACGTGCATCAAGACTATGTAAGGTCGCACGGACCGGATTGTCACCGGCTGGCGCTTGAGTAGCGGACCTACCGGAACGCCTCAAACGCGCTGGCCCCGCAGCCAACGACGGGGACCCCCGCCTGCCGTGCGATGAAATCAAAACTCCGCCTCCCTGACCCCTGGCACCCGCGACTGCCGCCGCTGATCTTCGTCCCGGATGTCCCTCATCGCCGCGTCCACGGCCTCGTCCATGACACCTACAGAGCCGTCCTGACGCAGATAGCGGGCCTCGATATAGCTAGGGTCCACGCCGGCCCTACGACACGCCTCAAGGGCTCTGGACAGCCATGATTCTGGGACCCGGTACTGGTGCGCCCAATGGGCGACCCGTGCCCAGTCCCAGCGGTCGAGGACTTCCTCGTCGCTGGCGATGTGGATGCTGGAGGCGTTATAGGAGTCCGTCATCGCTGCGCCCTGGCCTTAGCCGCCCGTACCTTGAAATAACAAGCGACATGGCTTTTCACAGCCTGTCGCAAATTGTCCGGTACTGTCGCCAGCCTGGCGGCCCGCTCTTCCCGCGTATCGCCGCGCTCGACGTAGGCGTTGAGCATCCCGAGATTGGCGGGTTTTGGCGGTGTCATCGCCAATTCATCCGCGCCTCGCGTTTCGATGCGCAGTAAAAGCAGAGCGCCCACTGGCGACGGTGCAGTTCTAAAATTTCGCCACAATCTTGGCAAAAGTTACTCGTCGGCAGTGGCCTTTCCCGTTGCGCCTTGAGGGCCGCCGCGAACCTTGCGGACTCGCGCTCTTCCATCACCGCCAGGGCGTCGATGTCGTCCACTATTTCGCTCCCCAGACATTTATTACCACGCCCACGGCAATGCAGATTGCCAGCAAGACGGCAAGCGAGCCGAAGTCGATGAGAAATTGCGTCATGCCCGTACCCCCGGACGCGGCCAGGCAATCGCCGCCGGGATAATCCCCGCTGGCAGTTCGCCACCGCCAGAATGGTAGACTGGGAAATCCTCTTTGGGCGGCTTGGGTGCCGCGCGGGTATAAATGCGATTGGCCGCCGGAACCCCGGTCATGGACTCGTTTTGGCACTTACGACAGCGCGCGATGTAGCCGTTAGCGGCCAGGTGGCTGAGTCGCAAAAGCCGCTTGTCGTTCATCTCCGATTCCCGCCCGCAGCAATCCCAGCGCACAGTAAAGACGTGGGTCTCGCCAATGCGGCCCACAATTACCACGGGTCCGAAGCGTTCCTGGCGTTCCGCCGCCGTCTGGAGGCGCAGGGTCCCACTGCCGTAGCGACACCGCACACAGGCCTTGCGCTCGCGCCGCTTCAGGTCCCGCAGTTGCGCGTGGGTCCGCACGTATTCGGTCCCGCAGCACTCGGCGCGGATCAGATAGAGGCGGTTTTCTGCCGATGGGAAATCCTCAACCAGTCGGATGACCGTGGCATAGGCCAGCCGCTCGCCGGGTTGTAAACGGATGATTTTCGGCATGTCAGGCTCCTACTCCTGGCCGCGGCCAGGCGGTGGCGGCGGAGAGGATGCCGGGGGGGAGTATCAAGGCTGGCGGCGGCACAGGCCGATTAGCATAGCGCCCTTTGGTGTAGCAGGACCAGCATTGCTCATGCGTCTGGCCATGCTTTTGATCGCTACGCAGTCTGTGGAGCTTGGCGTGCTGGACTTCCTCTTCTTTGTTGCAGCAGTGCCAGCGCACGATCTTGTGGCGACTGTCCGCCCCCGCGGCGATGACTGTGACCGGGCCGATGCTCTCCCCAATCGTCACCGCCAGCCCATGCACCGGGGCGCCTCGCTTGGTTAGCCGTGCCCGCGCCGCACACGGTTGACATGACAATGCCCCGTAACGCCGGCTCTCACCGAGCCTCTTCTGGGTAATCTCAACGACCCTCCCACAACACCCCATCCGCGCCCGATAGAGGCGGTTGGCGTGACTGCGGGCGTCCTCAAGCAGGGCGATGACGGTGTAATAGCCGACCTCATCGCCGGGGACTAGGCGTCGAATCTGGGATGTGGACATGGCTATTTCCAGGCGTTGTAGTAGGAATAAAAAAGCCGGCCCCGCGATGGGGGCCGGCAAGGCTCTCAACCAAGATAGACGAGGAGGAAATCATTTAACGGGCCGCCGTCGCTTGGTCGAGCGCCCGTTCCAGAGCTGTCAGGGAAGCGACCGAAGGGTTTTTGAGCGCCCCGGTAGCGAACTTGTTGACCCAGGAAAAGGAAATTTCCTGGCCGGCCAGGCGGGCGATCTCGCGCTGGGTAACGGGTGCCTCCCGCAAGCGGGCCCTAAGATCGGAGACGTAGGTTTCTAGGTTCATGGGTAGTAGCATAGTGCAGATAATAGGACTTGTGCAAGCGAAAAATTATCAAAAAAATGCTTTACAGGTGATTAGCGTTGCACTATAGTACTCCTCAATGGCCGCCCATACCGGGCCGCCAGCCACCGGGGACCACAGCATGAACGGCCAGCTCGCCAGACATCTCGTCTCAATTTTGCGCGATCCATCCCTGCCAGGCGCCATTGCTGAACTCTCGAATCAGGACATGGCGGACCTTAGCCTGGCGATGAAAGAGGTGCGCGAACTGGCTCAGTACGTCATCTGGATTCGGTGCCATCCCGAGGAGAAATCGTCGTGAGTACCCAGGAATTTGCCATGCAGGTTTTTCAAGAGTCCCTGGCCAGTTTGCATCCGAAGACCCTGACGGTTGACCAGATGCAGCGCCTACTACGCGCCATAGACGGCAAAGAGGCGGCATACCGGGCTGAGATCGAGGCCCGCACGCAGGCGGAAATCAATAGGAAAGCCCTGACCGGCATGAACTGGAGTGCAGCGTGATGGACAGCTTCGACTCTTTCATTATGACCATGTACGTCATTGCCATTTGTGCCGGAGTAATTTTCTTTTTGGGATTGATTGCCGAAATTATTTGGCCTTGGTGGGAAGACCGCCAGCCCCGTCGTCAGGCTACTTACAAGAGCTAAATCGTGTACGACTTTATAAATTGGAAGTCTGATGTCGTTACCGTAAACAACTATTACGATCATAACAATATCAAGCGTTCATTTATCCGCGTTTACAGGTACACAGAAGACGGTTATTACGCGACAGTAGTAACGGCGTATAAAAACGGATCACACAGGATAAAATTGCATCACTGGCTCTTATGGAAAAACCCAGTAACCATGCTAAATACCTGTGCAAGATGCGGAAAGACATCAATACCAAGAAGGGTGCATATGCGATATATGCCAGGTCTTTTTAATATTGAAATTAAAGAGATCGAAAAAAATAATTTATATAACAAATATGAGTCAATAAGACAAAGACATGTATTATGCACTGGGTGCTGGAATGTTTTGCGCGCAATATCTAAAAAATATGAGAGAGCAGAAGAGTTGCGCATTTGTATCAACCGCGTTAAGAGAGAATTGAGAAATGAGCAAAAAGAGTGATCTTGGCGCGCTGAGGATCGGACAATGAAAACCGCCATCCTCTCCGCGCTTATTCTGGCCGGCTGTGCCGCGCAACCGCAGCAAATGCCGTCGTCGCCAGCCAGCTATACCCAGTCTCCCGCCGTGACTCCCCAGATTGACAGGGAGGATGCCTGCCTGGTGGCCCTGATTCGGACCAACAGTTTTAATAAGCTGGCCCTGCCGATGCTCAAGAAGTGCAATGCCGGCAATCAAGAGAAATGCACCGCTTTCTTGCTGTTCTACGGCGCAGCCAAGGACAAGATGCGCCCGGAATTGCTGGAACAATGCTTCGAGAATCGCTGGATTGGCCTCGACAACCCGCAGCATAAGATTTTCATGCGTGAGGCACCCGAGTTTATCCGTCAGTCGCGCATCTTCACTTCGCGCCGGGGGTTTTGACATGCAAACCAGAATCAGCGGCATTCCCGCCCGTATTGAAGTCACCAGCTACATTCCCTGGCGTCCGGTGCGGCTCTACGGACACCCCGACTCATGGGCACCCGCAGAGGGCGAAATTGAGTGGACCGTGTGCGACAGCAAGGGCCGTCCCGCTCCCTGGCTCGAAAAGAAACTGACGCCAGCCGAGAGGCGGAGAATCGAGGGCGAACTGATCGCGCAATGCACCAACAGAGACGATGACTATTGAGAACGGTTGCACCAGTGGTCAACCAATCGTTGACAACTGCCCCCACCACCTACCCACAGGAACCCA